GCAAAGACTTCAAAATAACAATAGGGTTAATATAATCAAAAGCGAATATTACGAATTTATATATCTTAATGTGTGTGGATATAATATTGTTGGTGCCCATGGAGACCTTGAGAAGTTTAAACAGTTCGGACTTACTGTTAATACTTTATTTACTAAGAAGTATGGTAAAACTATTGATTACACTGTGAGTGCAGATAAACATCATATAGAAGAATTTGAAACAATAGGTATTGAATCAATATTAGTTCGTTCTTTATGTGGAACTGATGAATATGCAAATAATCATAGATTGTACTCTGCTCCAGGACAGACTCTGATGATATTTACACCAGAAGATGGTAGAGAGTGTACATATAATATCAAACTGTAAACAATACAAAATTAAACGCAACCCGCGTAGGTTGCAAAATCAAAATGCAACCTATCTGGGTTGCATTTTTGATTTATATACTAAATTAAATAAGCTGCCAGTTCTGATAAAAGAGTTGGAGCGGGAGGGTTGCTACGGCAGCCCTCTTTTTACTATATAAAAACAAACAATAAAACGATTTGAAAGGTGAAATAAATTATGGAAAACAAGAAAAAAGAATGCAAATTAGTATTTAACGCTGGTTGTGCTCGTGCACTTCTTAAGGCAGGCTGTATTATTTGTGATATCAAACAGTCAAGAGAGAATGCAGACAAGACTATTTTTGTATTTAAAAATGATGAACTCTTCCAGAGAGAATTTGAAAAGCTTAACAAAGAAATTGCTGAGGCTAGAGCAGAACAGAAAGACGACTCTGAATAATGAGTTTTATATAAAAATCAAGAAAGGAGGTAGAGTTTATGGCTAGACCTGCTGGAAAGAAAACAACTGCCACTAAAAAAACTACGACAGATGACAAGAAGTATTTATGTCCATATTGCCTTAAGGAAAAGAAAAAGTCGGATTTTTATACGAGCTCAGATCCTCTTGTACTAACTGGCATAACTACAATGTGCAAAGATTGTGCTAGAAAAATAGCAATGAATTGGGATGAGAATAAGCACGAATACGGTGCATGCAACAAAGCGTCAATTCAACAAGCTTTATGTAGATTAGATAAACCATTTTTAAATAAAATATGGGATTCAAGCTATTTGGAGTGGGCAAATCAAGATGGACAAGTACGTAGGACTACTATCTGGGATGCTTATATTAAAAACATAGGTATGGTCCAATATCGTGGTTTGCGCTGGCAGGACAGTGATATATTTGACGTCTATGTTGAAAAAGCAAAAAGTGCAGCAAAAATTGAGATTGGAAAAGAAAATAGACAAACAGATATTAATACGGAAGATATTAGCGAGGCGTATAAAACAAACAAAAGGGATGTTATTAGATTAACAGGATATGATCCTTTTGCTAATTATCCAGTCGAAGAAGACAAACCATTATTATATGCACAGGTTGTTAGTTTTATTGATGAAGAAACAAAAAATGATGGTATGAAGATGAATGCAGTTATTCAAATTGTTAAGTCATTCAATCAGATTAGCAAAATTAATGACGCAATTGATGAACTCTCCTCCGATACAATGAAACTAAATAATAATAATGGAACTATCAAACAGCTTGCGGAAACCGTATCCAAATTACTTTCTGGTGCAAACGCACTTGCAAAAGATAATGGTATATCGGTTAATTTTAACAATTCCAAAAGTAAAGGACAAAATACTCTTACTGGAAAAATGAAAGAACTTGATTTAATTGGATTTAGAGATGCAAAGATTAATATGTATGATATTGATTATTGCAAAGGTATGCAGCAGGTTGCTGAAATTAGTTCTAAGGCACAAGTTGACCAAATTGGTTTTGATGAAAACGTAATGGACGAAATTCAGAATATTAGACGAGAACTTATTGATAGTTTACAAAAAGAAAGAGATAAAGCAGTTGAAAGAGCAAGATTATTACTTGTTGAAAATAAAGATTTAAAAGAATTTTTAAGAGATAAAAATTTAATAGATGAATTTGGGCAGGTGATTGAGCGTGAGTGATATCATTCTGACTGAAAAGGAAATACTTGAGCGTTGCATAGAAGATTGCTTTGAAGGATATAAAGAGTTAGCACAAGAGCTTGAAGATACATTTGGAGAATATGGGATTTTTGTAAGACCCAATCTGTATGACATGACAACAAAAAAGCACAGAGAAAAAATGAATTTAGCAGAATTTTTACAATGGGGACGACGTAATCCCTCACGTTTTATTGAAGAAGTATTTAACGTTCAGTTAATGGATTATCAGAGGTATTTAATCGACAACTCGTGGAATAAACCATTCGTAGTATGGGCTATGAGTAGAAATGGTGGTAAAAGTTTACTTGCAGCACTGTTTATTATGGCAAAAATGCTGCTTATTCCTGGTTTTAAAGCGTACATATTAGCGGGTGTTGGCTCTCAGTCAATTGAGTTATTTACCAAGATGGAACAGTTTGCTATGAAGAATATAGCTTCTTTTACTAACTTAAATGATGTTTTTCAGAGTAATGTTGTAAAATCACAAGCTAATTCTACTGGATGGGTACACAATCCTGCGTCTTATACAGTTAGAACTTATGGAGGTTCTCAGTGTTTTACATTGAACGGAGCCTTCGACAACAACAGATCGAAGAGATCAAATCTTAATGTGTATGATGAGGCAATGAATGCAGCAGATGAGTTATTTCATACATCAGAACCTTTTACAACTCAAAACTCTGAGTTTAAAATGGGTAAAGATTATAATGCAGATGATATTTTGGCTGAACCTACCCCATTTCCAAACCAACTACTCTACTGCTCTTCTGCTGGTCGAACAGATCAATACTTTTTTAAAAAATATAGAGAATTTTCAATTCGTATGTTTGCAGGAGATAAAAGGTATTTTTGTGCAGATATTTCTTGTGATGTAATTATAAATGCTACTGTTCATAATAAATTATGGCCAGTACCTCTTTTAACTCAAGAAAAAGTTGACCAGGCTATGCGTGAAGATAAAGAGGCTGCGTTAAGAGAGTATAAAAATATTTTTACATCTGAAGGTGGAGATGGACAAATTATCAAAAGAGCTACAATTATTAGAAATTCTGTAACGCGTCCACCAAAACTTAGAAATGAAAATGGTAAAAGTAAATATGCCCTACTTTACGACCCAGCGAGAAGTGCAGATAATGCCGTTATTTTGTGTACAGAATATTATGAAGATCCAGTAGTAGGATGGAAAATGAGAATTCAAAATGTTGTCAACCTTCTTAACACAATGAAAAAAAAGAAAACACCAATGACAACTCCTAATCAGATTAAAGAGTTAAAAAGATTATTATTAGCCTACAATGGTGAAGGTGTTGCAGATTATGAGAATATACTTGGATTATACATAGACGCAGGTTCTGGTGGTGCAGGTGTAAATATTAGTGACTTTTTGTGGGAAGATTGGGAAGATGAACAGGGTCATGTGCATAGGGGTTTAATAGATAAAGAATATAGTTCGGAAGAGGCAAAACTATATCCAAATGCTATTACGAATAAAATGCGTTTATTGCAACCATCTAAATTTAAAGTTGAAATGTTTAAGGCGTTAATTGAAATGATGGATATGAATTTGATTGAATGGACTAGTGAATACGATAATCGTGGATATATAACAGTTATGTACGATTTAAACATTAAGACTGGTGAAAAAACATTAAGATATACAGAGCCAACAGAAAAAGAAGTTAAGGATTTAAAGAAAAATGGAATTGAAGTAGTTAGAGAACAATATAATCTTGATTCAGATGAAGAGGTTGCGTTAAAACAAATTGATGCAATGAAGACTGAATTAGTTAATATTTACAGATTCAAACAATCGTCTGGTAATGATAGGTTTGATCTTGCTCCAGATAAAGCAAACAAACTACACGATGACCGTGCTTATGTTTGTGCTATGGCAGCATATTTACTACAACAACTGCGCAGAGAGCATTTGGTAACTCGTAAAAAACCAAATTCTGCAAGTATAATATCTAAACTTCAGGTTAATCCTGGCAAGCCACTAAATAAATTATTCAGCTAAGAAAGGCGGTGAGTTTTGTGGCAGAAAAACAATTAACAAATAAAGAAAGAATTGAAAAATTAAGCCGTGAAGAAAAAAACAGAGCCGCATTTGCTGCTGTAAAAGATGCACTATCTTTAATTGATTTGACACAGAATAAAAGTTCTTCTTACACCACCTATTCGAGAGAAAGCCTAAGGAGTTATTTGAAGAACCCCGCCTCGGAGAACAACCAAAAAAACCTAAGAAAATTGAGCAATTTTTTATATACAATATCTCATGTGTATAGAAGATTGGTTAATTTTAAAGCATATCAATTGCAGCTTAAGTATTGGACGGTATATCCAGACATCCCTCTTGTTGAGGAACCAGATGTGGACAGTATTCTTCAAAATTATGATAATGTTACGAAGTATGTTCGTAATATGGACATGAAGAGTCAAATTTTGAAATGTATGCTTCAAGCATGGAAAAATGATATTGTGTATGGTTTTTGTTATGGAGATCCAGAAAATGATGGAGAATTTTTTATTCATTTACTTGATCCAGATTATTGCAAAATTTCTAGTCAGCAATATTACAGAGGTGTATTGAATTTTGCATTTGATTTTAGTTTTTTTGACTCAAGTACGAATGCTTATTATCTAGATGTATACGATCCGATTTTTAAAAAGATGTACAATAAATTTAAAAGCGATAGTTCGTTAAAGTGGCAGGAGCTCCCTATCGAGAATACTTTTTGTATTAAAATAAATATGGATACTTTAGACTATGCTATTCCTCCACTTTCAGGTCTTTTTGATAGCATTATCAATCTTGTGGACTTGCAGGCAGTTCAGGATTTAAAAGATGAACTTGAAGCATATAAACTTGTTTGGGCAAAGATAGATACTATTTCTGGTACTAAAGATGTTGATGATTTTGAAATAGACCTCGATTTGGCAAATGCATTTTATCAAAAACTACAAGCAGCAATGCCTGAAAATGTGACTGTTGCAATGTCTCCAATGGCGCTTGAGACTATTGATTTTAATAGTAACAATGCAAATGATGTTAATATTATTTCTAAAGCTTATGAAAATATTATTAACGCTAATGGTGGCATTGTTTTAAATCAGAATAAAATTACTAATAGTGCAAGTTTTAAATTAGCATTACAATTTGATTCAATGGATGCTATGGCACCAGTTGAACAAATTAATGCATGGATTAATTTATGGATTAGAAACCATCTTGGCGAAACAAATATGGTTGTTGAATATAGTGACATATCACCTTATTTTGTGAATGATCGTATAGACCAATTATTAAAAGCATCTCAGTATGGATTACCAGTTAAACTGGAACTTGCGTCATTACTAAACGCAAATCCAGTAAAAGAACGTGGTATGTCATTTATAGAAAATGCTCTTGGATTAGCCGTGACATCGTGGAATAGTCCACTAGTGTCCAGTAATGTTCAAAGCGGTGTTTCTGAAAATGGCGATGGTTCGGATGGTAGACCAGAAAAGGATGAACCATTATCTGATGAAGGAGAAAATACATCAGATGGAAATAAAAATGACAAATAAGGAGGTATAACACAATGAAAAACAAAACTAACTTTATTGTCACAACAGATAAAGAAACTGCTGATAAATTAATTTTAGCAGGGTTCCAACTTATTGCCGACACAAATGGCAAATTTACATTCGAGAATAAGCCGTCGGAGAATTTTACTTTTAGCAAAGAAGTTTTGAATAAGATGGCTTATACTAATATACTTACATTTTAAATGGACAAAATTGTTCGAAAATCTTTTTAAGAAAGGAGGACAAGACGATGGCCAAACAAATTTTAACTCTTGATAGTTTGTATCAGTTTTTTGTAAACAAGAACGAGTCTGTTAACTTTAGTGTTAAAGAGTCTGGAAAACCAATAGTGGTTAGAACAGATGGTTTTTTTGAATCTGATGATACTGATATGCCTGGTATGTTAAAGCTTAAACTCAAGGTTTGTCATACTGAAGTTAATCGTAATGGTTCAAATATTTCTAAGGAAAATATGGAAAAGGCTATGCCTACTCTTAAGTATAGACCAATTTTAGCTTATATACATGAACTTCCCGACGGCACAAAAGATTTCTATGCTCACAATATGGAAATTGTAGAGAACGAAGATGGCGATGCCGAAATTGTATATATTGAAAAACAAGTTGGTTGTTTTACTGCGGATGCACCATGGCTGGAATATGACGAAGATATGGATAAAACTTATGTTATGGCATATGCGGTTATTCCTGAGGATTATACTGAGGCGGCAGATATTATTCGTAGAAAAAATGGAACAAAGGTGAGCTGTGAGCTTGTAATTAATGAGCTTTCATATAATGCTAAGGAAAAATATCTTGATCTTACTGATTTTTATTTTGGCGGCACTACCCTACTTGGTTGTGACGAAAATGGAAATGAAATAGGTGAAGGTATGCTTGGAGCAAGAGCAGACATTTCTGATTTTTGTTATAAAGAACCAGTATTTACATATCAAGATAAAATGATTGAGGTTTTAGAAAAGTTAAATATAACTTTATCTAATTTCAATAAAACTACTATTCAGAAAGG